ATGAAAAAGATAGCTGCTATATCATTAATTAGTATTTTTATTATGTCTGGTTGTGCTGTGCATAATGATGAGACAAGTATCGGTAAATTTGGTCTTGCATATAAAAGTAATATTCAGCGTAAACTCGATAACCAATACTACACCGAAGCCGAAGCTTCTTTAGCCAGGGGCAGAATATCTGGTGCAGAAAATATAGTAAAAAATGATGCAGCCCATTTCTGTGTTACTCAGGGCAAAAAAATGCAGATAGTTGACCTGAAGACAGAAGGTGCAGGATTACATGGCGTCGCTCGTCTGACATTCAAATGTGGAGAGTGAGAATATTTTTTGGTAAGCGTCAAACATGCGCGTTCTGGTTGTGCTTAGCCGGAACCTGTGCGAGCACGATGCCGTTACGTGAAAGGCATCGTGCTATGAAGGGAGATTCTATCGATGTGGTCAATGGAAGACGGTGACCAGGGATAGGGCTTATGCATAAAAAATAAGCCCGTGTAAGGGCGTTTTTATACCCCTACAACAGGGGCTTTCAGCGGTGCAATGCGGGTTTGCGCGGCACGCAAGACCACTGAAAGCCACTATAAATCATTCAAGCGTGGACATTGTGTGGACACTCAGAGCATCAGTGCCACCGCGTAAAGGATTAAGCGTTACCGCGTCCTGCAGGTACTCAGGGGCGAAATGTGCATAGGTCATTGTCTGCTCAATTCGTGAGTGCCCGAGTATCCGTTGAAGCGTGATAATGCTGCCTCCGTTAATCATAAAGTGAGTGGCAAAGCTGTGACGCAATGCGTGCGTCGCCTGACCCGGTGGCAAGTCCGGTTTCAACTCTTTCATTAATCGTCTGAATGCAGGATAGTTAGCGTTCGTGAACAGATAGCCACGCTTTCCTGATGTGATCATTGTTGCCAGCTCCTCGGATATCGGAACGGTTCGCGGTTTGTTGGTTTTTGTCTTAACGAACGTGACGCGATTTTGGATGATGTTTTCAGCTTTCAATTTTGCAGCCTCACTCCATCTCGCGCCGGTGCTAAGACAAAGAATCGCTATTTTCTTATTATCCCCATCGACTTTCGACAGTAGATCAGCGATCTCCTCTTGCGTGAGGTAGCCAGTTTCAGGTTTGTCCTCTTTCAGTCGCTTAACACCTCTGAAAGGGTGTTCACCGAAAAATAGCTCTGCATCTATCAACGAGGTAAACATTCCGCTAAGGCAAGTCAAATCGCGGTTGATGCTCGATGGTTTGATGCCCTGAGAACGGCGCACCGTGCCGTACTGGCTAATCAATGATTTAGTAATCTGAAATGCGCATGGGTCACTTGTAATCCTTGTGAATAACTCAATTTTTCCTAGATAATCTCGACCATGAGTCTCATGCTTGCCCTTCAAATCCCACCAGACTTTTGTTAATTCTGACAGATGCCGCTTATCTGTCGGTTTAGCCAACCAATCTTTGTTGTGATGGTTGTACTGAGTATATTTTTCAAAAGCGATAGCTTCACTTTTCTTATCGAACTTCCTGCGGATGCGCTTTCCGTTGCGCCCTGCAGGTCTGACGTCCACTTCATATCGACCATCATCGAGCTTTTTAACAGACATAAAGCCTCCCGATGATGTTACTGCGTACTTCAATTTCCTGATTTAAATAACAAAAACTCACAGTGCATTTACTGCACAAAAAAGCGCCGTAAATTGTTAGCCAGTTTTCTGGTCTGAGTGGGGTGACGTTGTTGTCGGCTGCCCAAAGTGCGCGAGAGCCGGTGCAATCTGCCCAGCTTCAGGTGTTATTTGATCAGTCATAAACCACATCGTGTACTTGGTGAAGCGCGGGTGTTGAAGGATTTTCATTATTTGCTCCACACCTGGTTTTTTATCGCCAGCCTCATAGCTACAAAAAGAACCGTAAACGATCCCTGTTAACTCACTGAATTCTCTTCTATTTAGTCTTTCAGACTCTCTGATGAGCTTGATTTTTTCATGAATCTCTATTGACATAAAATCACCTATAGTTGAATATTATCACCTATCGTAGATTTATCTTTCCGATGGGTGAATCACCATTAAGAGCAATTAAACCCCATTAAGAGCAATTAATAGCACTAAAGGAGAATCGTAACAGATGAGCAAACAGCTTGTAAGTGTAACTGATGCAGTCCCTTATCAAGAGTTCGCAAGGCTTATTGGTAAGACTCCCATGGCTGTTCGGGGAATGATTGATAAAGGGAAGCTACCCATTATTAAAATGACTGATCCGCAGTCAACCAGCGGAACAGTAGGTGAATACTGGGTTTACCTCCCAGCATGGAACAACGGCATGAAACTCGCATATGAAAGTCGCCCGAAAGAAATTAGGGAAGGGTGGCTAATGTGGTTGGGCTTAGGGTCTTAACCGGTTGAAATACATCGCTCAGTTTGTGAATGGCTAGCTGACCAGTCGGCATAAGGGGGTAGAAATGGAACATCAGTTGAAAACCATAAAAGTGGCTTTATTCAGTGGTGAATTAGACGAAATGACACCTTCAAATAGTCTTGTTGTTCCACGAAGTCTGCGTAAGTGGGTGAGTAGCGAAGAGCTCAAAAGTGAACCAGTGTTTATTGATGGTGATGATTTAGTTTTTCGCAGCACTGATGGCTCAGTTGAAATACTACGCCTTGACTTGATACAGCTTCTTTCTGATAACTACGGCCGCATGAAAGAAAGGGCTATAGGGATAAGTATTGATAATCGTTTATATCTGGCGCGCTGTGTAAGAGAAAAGGCTCGGGAGCTGGGTATTACGCTAATGAGCAAAGATGATTGGGATGACATTTTTAATGTGATGGTGCGGTCGCATCGTCCCAAAAAAGCCGCACCACATGAATTAGACGCTTAGTCGTTTATATCAATAAACCCTTGAAGATGATTTGGTTTTTTTGAGTGAGCTAATTCTCTTAACTTAATTGTCAATACATCGACTTGATTCGATTTTTCCACGTCACCCATTGGGGTTGGTAGAGACTCAATTAATGCTACGGCTTGTTCAAGAGTGGTAATTAATTCATTAAGTTTTTGATTGTTCACTTTTTACCTCTTAGTGGTGGAGTTGTTTTTGGCGATTCAATCCTACCACAAGACCATGTGCCGGGCATGGGCAAAACCCGGCTACTTAATGGAGGATTTATGCAAGAACCACGTTGTATTGCGCAGCTACTTCGTAAGGAAAGTCCCCAGCCGATGACGTTCAAGATTACTCACGGTAAGGGACGTAAAGGCATCATCATCCGCACCCGTAAGCCGGGATTTTTTGCCATGACTAAACGCTTCATAAAATCCATAGGGGTATCGTTATGACGGTTATGACCCTTGCCATTGTGGACAAGCAGCCAGAAGGATTACGTAGTCTGATTGGTAAATATCTTGCAGCGCCCCGCTGGCAGGATAGCTGTGATTTCTATAATCAAATGATGGAACGCGACCGCCTGACGGTCTGTTTTCATGCTCAATTAAAACAGCGTCATGCGACGATGCGTCTTGAAGAAATGAACGATGTAGACCGGGAGCGTCTGGTGTGCGCTATCGACGAGCTACGTGCTGCATTTTCAAAACGTCGTCAGGTTGGCTCAAGTGAGTCCGCATATATTAGTTTTCTAACGGTTAGCCAACGGCGGTCATTGTTTTTACATGCAGGGTTAAGTGAGGTTGAATTTAATCAGCCTTACTGGCGTATTAATGAAGAATCATGTTATTGGCGTGAAAATTTATTTCGTGCTTTACGTGAGTTGTTTAGCCTGTTTGAGTACGCGCCGACGATATTAACATCGGTCAAGCCTGAGCAATATTTGCATTAATTAAATAATCTAAATTTTAAACGCACTTGATTGTGCGGGACTTCTTTTTGTCTGGAGAAAGTCATGCTTACAGGAACGGAAAAGCAAAGCAGCAATTTTTCTTTATTGCTTCAGCAGGCCAGAGCAGAAGCGCAGGCCGACGCAGCGACTATATTCTCATTTCATCTGGATAAACTGATTCAACATATCGTTACGCAGGAGTTGGGGCGTGTTGAGATTGTCGAGTTACTCAGCCAGGAATCAACGGTACTTCATAACGCAGGTCTCGCCCGTGGGGAGGCTGTTTAATGTCTGTGCTGAAATCTGTGATTCTCAATGGCTGGTTAAAAGTTGCCGTTCTCAAAAATGGTGATTTATCTCTGTCTGACCTCAAAAGTGATAAAGAATCTGGCTTGATGGTTGGGTCAGTTATCGCTATTTATTCGAATGAGTTAAATCTGTTTTCTGATGTTGTCGACCTAATTGTCAAACGTGCTATTTATCGCAAGAAAATAACCACTGTGGATGAATTAATACAATTCATGGCTGAACAATCTACATATTGTGCGTGTGAGCTAAAAAAATTAAATCGGAAAGGTGGTAAATAATGTCAATTTATATTGAGGTGGGCGACCGTTTCGTCGTCACTAGTGACCAGTTTCAATTTATTTTGCAGGAAAAGAAAACCGCAAAATCAGGAAAGAGCGCCGGTAAAGAGTGGCTCGGTGTAATTGGCTATTATCCAACAGTTTCCAGACTCGTATCTGGTCTGATATTACATGGCATTCTGACCGGTGAGGCGGCTAGTTTTGCGGACATTGGCGAGCAGGTCGAGCGCATTGGTCAGCAATGTCAGATTGCGTTTGCTGCAGATGGCCGTTGAAACTCGGGGGCGCGTTGCCCCCTCGCCACCTCCGCCACTACCAAAAAGCACCGGTGATAATTTCGTCGGTGCTTATCCGTGGAATAAATCCCGCGAGGCAGTTGGCCGCGACAGACCCCTTACACGTGCCGAACTCCGTCAGGTGCAAGGTGTTTTAAACCGGATTGATCGCCTGCCGTTTTTCCTGCAAACGCTGTTTACCTCGCGTTATAACTTCATCCGCCGCACAAAGAGCCCCTTGGGTGGGCTGTATTTCCTCAAAAACACGTTTGAGCGCAAGTTGCTGCCGCGTCTTGAGCGTGTTAATGAGCTGTGCGGAATGAATGAATCCGCCTCGATTGGTTTTTTGTCCGAGCGTGACCAGTATGTGCGCCTGCCGGATATGAATGACAAAGAGCTTAAGAAGTTTGCGGCCAGAATTGCTTCTCAACTCTGGAGCAAATACGAGGAGTTAAGCGACGCATGGGAGGAGGCGCACGGCGGGAAAGACACTTTATTCACCGATGAGGCGCAGGCGCATTTATACGGTCAGGTGGCCGGTATTGCTCGCGCTTTTAACTTCACCCCGATGTACTGGAAAAAATACCGTAAGGGTCAGATGACGATCCGCATGGCATTTTCTGCTATTTCCCGTCTGATAAAAGATGAGTGGTGGGTCAGCCAGCTCAAGGCGCAGCGGATGCGCTGGCGCGAGGCGCTGCTTATTGCGGCTGGCGAGGTCAACAAAGACCGCTCACCTTACGCAAGCAAAATGGCGATCCGCGATGTGCACGCGCGCCGCCTGGCTAATCTCGAATACCTGAAATCCTGCGAGCTGGAAAACAAAGTCACCGGCGAACGTATCGACCTCATCAGTAAGGTAATGGGGAGTATTTCTAACCCTGAAATACGGCGTATGGAACTGATGAACACTATCGCCGGGATTGAACGCTACGCGGCCTGCGTTGGTGACGTGGGGATGTTTATCACGCTGACCACGCCATCGAAGTATCACCCGACCCGACAGGTCGGCAAAGGTGAAAACAAAACTGTGTAGCTCAATCATGGCTGGAATGAAACCGCATTTACCCCCAAAGACGGCCAGCGCTATCTGTGCCGAATCTGGAGCCTGATACGCACCGCTTTCAAAGATAACGATTTAGAGGTTTACGGGATGCGTGTTGTCGAACCGCACCACGACGGGACGCCACACTGGCACATGATGCTGTTTTGCAAACCCGGTCAGCGTAAAGCTATTAACGAAATTATGCGTCGTTATGCTCTCAAAGAGGACGGGCACGAAAAGGGAGCGGCAAAACAGCGCTTTGAGTCACGTCATCTTAATCAGGGCGGTGCGGCGGGTTATATCGCTAAATACATTGCCAAAAATATCGACGGCTACGCACTCGACGGCCAGATCGACCACGACACCGGAAAGCCTCTGAAAGATACCGCCGCAGCCGTAACTGCATGGGCGTCTACATGGCGCATCCCGCAGTTTAAACCAATTGGCCTACCGACAATGGGCGCTTACCGCGAACTGCGCAAGCTGCCGCGCGGCGTGAGTATCGCCAGTGAGTTTGACGACCGGGTCGAGGCTGTCCGGGCTGCTGCTGATGAAGGTGAATTTAACCTGTATATCATCGCACAGGGTGGGGCAAACATGCCGCGTGATGCGCAGGCCGTTAGGGTCGCCCGTAAGGTGACTGATGAGGTCAACGAATATGAGGAAGATATCGAGAGAGTGGTCGGCATTTATGCCCCTCACCTCGGGGCGAGTCGCATACATGTAACCCGTACAGCCGAATGGCGCATTGTTCCAAAGATTTTGGCCGTTGAGCCTTTGACCTTAAAAAGCGGCTCTGCCGCGCCTCGGAGTCCTGTCAATAACTGTGGAAAGCTCACCGGCGGTGATGCTCCAGTTATGACACCCACACCGTCTGAGCAAGCCGCAGCGGTGTTAAATCTGATTGAGCGCGGGGTTATCGGCTGGAATGAGCCAGACGTCATGAAGGTGCTTAACGGCGCGTTAAAAGCTGGTATCCCTCGCAAAAATCGCCAGCAAAGAAGCCATGCTCCACTCAAAACGAGCGAGCAAGCGCCATCAGCCAGGATGACAAAACCAGAAAGGGATCGCATAGCGAAAATTCGTTTCGATTTGGCTCAGGAGAGCATTACCCCGGAACGGTGGGAGCTTGAAGCGCTGGCGCGTGGGGCAACGGTGATTTATGGCGATAAAAAATTCAAATACGCGGCTGCTGATGAGTGGCCGGGATTCTCAATGCAAGAGGAGTAAAGTTAATGAGCAAAATCCATCAGTTAAAAATTGCACCTGAGCATTTTAAAGCGGTGATATCTCAGGAAAAACGTGCTGAATTTCGTTTCAATGACCGCGATTATTCTAGTGGTGATATTCTCGGGTTGCATGAATGGGAACCGGTAAACGGATATACCGGGAAACGTGTATCAGTGAGGGTGACAAACGTTACTGATTTAGCTGAATGGGCGGAAAATTATGTGATGCTGAGTTTTCAGTTAATGATGCCAGATGTCCAGTGCGGTATGTCACTAATGAACTGGAAAGAGTTAAGCGAGAAAGGGCTTGTTTTCAGAATTAATCACGAAATTCTACATCCGTTAGGGCTGGCTATTGGATATGAAACGCTTAACGGCGTTTCGGGTGGGGCTTACGTCGCTGATGATGGTGTCTGGCAATATTCCGACAAGATGGTCGCATATGCTAAAAAAAATGGGTGGTTAAAATGAGTCATATGCGAATGATGCCAGTGCCGCCGGTACATTCAACGCAAAACATTAAGCTGATGGCCGTCGTGCATCGCCTGCAGCAAATTATGATCAACGAGAATCTGACCCCTGACGAACTGGTCGGATGTGCCGGTGTCGTCCGGGATAATCACCGCAAATACAGCGATATCAGCAATCCGAAAATTGAGGCGTTTCGGCAACCAAATATGTCGAAGCCACCACCGCGTCGACCTTAGCAAACGCCGCCGGTGCTGAAACTTGTTTTCAGTGCCTGCGGGGTTGAACAACGAGCCCCGCGAGGCGTTAGCCTGTCCCGTAGAGACCAACCTCAACCGGCACGATTAAAGCCGGTTTTATTATGCCATTTTCCCACAATTTCCCGGTTTTTTAGCCGCGCATGCAACAGGTGCATTGCTTTGCATGCGTCAGGGTTGCCCGTTCTGGCCGCGCGCCGCCAGAGCTGGCGCGGATCCTGTGTGGTCATGCAACTGCATTAAAAGCGACCCGTTAAGCGGGCAGGCGTGGCGGGGATAGCATTGCGCGCGCCTGTCAAAGATATTAAGATTGTCTCAAAATCGATTGATTTTATTGAACTAATGGAGCTAGGAATGATTAAGGGTATAGGTCTTCAAAACTTCAGGAGCTTTGTCAACAAAACTTTTATTGATTTAAAACCAATTACAGTATTTGTTGGTAAGAACAGCAGTGGTAAAAGTTCCCTATTGCGTACATTTCCTTTACTTCGTCAATCTGTAGAAGAAAATACTACTGGTCCAATACTATGGTATGGGCGATATGTGGATTTTGGCGATTTTACAGATGTACTTTCCCGAAACTCTGAAAAAAAAGAAATTACGTTCAGTTTTTCACTCTCAATTCCGCCAGAGGTTTCACAAAGATATACATATTATCGTTTTACTGATTTAGCAAAGCAACCAACAGATGTTGAAGCAGAGTTGACTGTTTACTCTAAAGATAAAAAAACAAAAACAAAAACGATTAAGCTTATATTGGCTGATTTAACAATATTTATTTCAATGGATGAGAACAGTAATGTTAAGTTACTCATTGAATCAGATGATAAAACAATAGAGCGTGATGGGATAATAGCTAAAAATCTTGGGCAGTTCATACCCAATCTAATTTTGAAGGGTAAGGAAGATAGTCCTCCTCCAAGCACATCATTCTATTTGAGACATTCTAGGCATGACAGGGCATTAGAATTGTCATTTATTGATTCAGCAGCGAAATATATAAAGAAATATTTCCATACTAAATCTGATATAAATCAAGTGACAGAGGCATTCAAAAGAATTGGCTTTATACCCAAAGCGTACGCCAGTAAATTAGTTGCTTTTCTATTCAAGGAACAAAAAGTTTTTAGTAGAAACTTTGAACTTCAACATGATGAAATAATGAATGAGTTATATCCATTTATAATTGGATGGAATATTAATAATCTTATAGATATAATAAATACATCCTTGTCAGATTCATTCAGAAATGTAAAGTACATAGCTCCACTGCGTGCTACATCAGAAAGATTTTATCGCTTTCAAGATTTACAGGTTAATGAGATAGATCATACTGGTTCCAATCTTGCAATGCTTTTGAATTCATTAAGGCCGGCTGATAAATCAAAATTTGAAGATTGGACAAAGTTAAATTTTGATTTCATTATTAAGGTTGAACAAAGTGGCTCTCACTTTGCAATTTTAATAAATACCGGTGAAAATAGTGAGAACTATAATGTTAGTGATATGGGGTTTGGTTACTCTCAGGTTTTGCCGATAGTTACAGCCATTTGGCTTGAGACAGAACGTCGTGCTACCACGGTTAGAAAACCTATAACATTTATCATTGAGCAGCCAGAATTGCATTTACATCCGTCATATCAACATAATTTAGCAAGTATTTTTGCAAAAGTAGTAACTAAAGCAAAAGAAAACAATGTGGATTTGAAGATAATTTTTGAGACACATAGCCAGACCATGATTGAAGCACTTGGTGAATATATTGAGGAAAATGAAAATCTTTCACAGGATGATATTTCAATACTGGTATTTGAAAAAGATGAAAAGCAGCAGACCATAGTTAAGAAATCTTATTTTGACGAGAATGGTTTCCTACAAAATTGGCCGGTTGGCTTTTTCTCTGGTAAGTAGTTATGTTGATTCATATCGAAAATGCGACACCTGAGCAGGTGCTAAATAATTCATTTGCCATAGCGGTTGAGAATATACTTCGGGCATTTGCTGAACAAAAACACTTGGTTATAGGGACAAGGGTTTTTTTTAAAACTATTATCAATGATCAAAGCGGGCTTTATAGCCTTTCATCAAAAAGTTACGCGCAAGAGGCTTTGTCGGGTCTAACAGAGTACTATGCTATCTTGAACCAGGTCTCATTTTATGTAACTGTCGACTTTAATATTAGTGATAAATCATTTAGATGGGTTCAGAACGGTGAATCTTTTAAATTTGTTTGTGGTCCATTGTATTTTAATGACTCGGCACAATTGCAAAAAACGAAAATAGTATGTGAAAATCCTTTGGATTCTGATTTTTTTAGAGTTATAGCGGCTCATTATGCCGAAGGTATTAACTTATCTCGCTGCGAAATGGGTTTTATCGCTCTAAATGGCGGTGGGGGTAGTACTAAGGATGTATTCGAGCGTGCAATTCAAAATAATGAGATAGTTTTTTGTATTGTGGATAATGACAAAAAACATCCTAGAGCCCCATTCGGGGGTACTTGCTCACATTTTTTGGGCTCACAAATCACTCGCTCAGGTTTCGTTGAGATTTTAGATGTACATGAAATAGAATCTCTAGTTCCTTTATCGACAATTGAAGATGTATTAAGAAGTCAAAGTCAATTTCAACAAAAAGAAAAATCTCTCATTTTCTTTAAGCATCTTTGCTCCGTAGATGAATCAGTAAAATTTTACATTGACCATAAAAAAGGTTTTGATTTTAAAACAGCCCTTGAACTCGATCGAAAACATGGTGCATATTGGCGTCCGATATTAAAGAAGCTTGATATAAAATATGATTGTGAGTATATCGACTCAAAACGCTGTAGCTGCAACACTGCTTGTGTAAGTTATGATGGTTTTGGAGAGAATTTGCTCAGCAATACATTGAAATATATACAAAAGGGAAGTTTAAAAAAATATAATCCTCACCTAACACCAGTGCTTTCTGATAAATGGTATAAGTTAGGTAAGAATTTCTTTAGTTGGAGTTGTGGTCCATATAAAAAAGCAAGGGTTGGTTAAATTATCACAGCCCCGATAAAGTGGGCTGTGACGTTATTATATGTGGTTCTTGAGTTACAGGGCTGAATATAATGTTGAGATGTTTATTTCGAAAATCAAAGTGAATATTTTTTAAATCTTATAACGTCCATTTCTAACCAGTTGTTTAGTTCTTTGAACCGTTCCTGTAAAGGAGTTAACTCATTTCGGACAAAAACTTGTGCAGCTTTTACAACATCACCAAAACCGCCAACATTGTTAGGCATAATTCCCATCATTTGTGGAGGTACCCTATGAGCACTCAACAAATCTTCTGCACTAACCTTTTTGATGTTAAAGAAATCATCTTTCGTTGCTACTTCGCTGAGTGGCACAATTTTGATCCCATCAGCTTTTCCATTCGGTGCATAAAAAAATAGGTTCTTGAAATTGCCGAGTCCTTTTGAGTCACGCATTGCCTTGCGTAGTGCTTCAACATCAGTGCTGCTTTGTGCAGCGTCGGTGACATACAAGATGTAACCCGCGTGCGCGCCATTCTGGTAATACTTGCGACGAAACAGGGTGGCGGATTCATTTAGCCATGCCGAATTCAATGCGCTCAGATATTCCGGCATGCCGTACAGCTCCTGATTGATGTCAGGCTCCAGCAGGTGAAACACCGAGCCGGGTGCGAACTGGTGGGGGTTGTTAAAGCTCGATATGTACCAGTAAACGCCATCCTCGACGCCACGACGGGTATATTTAGCCGGTGATGTTTCCAGTTTTAAAAGCTGGCCGGTAACACTCATGCGTTTCTCAAGATAGCCGTTGGCAAAGACCAGATAATCCAGCACGAGGCGGCTGAAATCCTGACGCGACAGGAGCGGGTGCGGGATGTAGGTGCTCGTCAGAATATTTCGTTTTACGTAAATCGGCGAGCTGTGATGCACGGCGGCTCGCAGGCTTTTTGCTAGACCAGAGAAGTTGACCGGCGGCTCGTACCACTTCCCGTTATTGATGCACTCGACATAATCGAGGATATCGCGGCGATCCAGAACGGCGGAGGGCTCGCCAAAGGTGAACGCCTCCATTTTTTGCGGCGCGCTGGCGGTCGTTGTGGCGGGTTTATTCTGTTGTTTTTTCATGTCAGTTAATATCCAGAATTGACGTTGAATGCATACCGCTACCGGCGGAAAGCGGCTCGTTTAACAGGGCGTGCATGGTTGCCCATGCAATATCCGCGTGGCTGGCCTCTTCACTGCGGCTGGCCTCATAGGTGGAGCTTCGCCCACTGCTGGTCATGGTTTTACGGATAGCCATAAATGACTGTGTGATGTCGGTTGCGCCGGTGTCGTATTCCAGACACCCGCGTCGGATGGTGTCTTTCGCTTTCAGCACCATCGCGGTTTTCATTTCCGGCGTGTAGCGAATGGCGCGCGCCGCCGGGAAGAACGAGCGCACGAGCTGGTAAACACCCTGGCCTATGCCGGTCGCATCGATGCCGATATACTCGACGCAGTATTTTTCGGTCAGCTCGCGGATGGCCTCGGCCTGCGTCGCAAAATCCATGCCTTTCCACTGGTGACGCTCAAGGATGCGGAACTTGCCACCGGCAACCAGTGGCGGAGCCAGTACCGCGCAGCCTGCGCTGTCGCCGGTATGTGACGGGGCATAGCCAATCCAGACCGGACGCCAGTTAAACGGACGGTCAGAAAACGGCTCGAAGTCCTCCCATTCTTCCATCGCATCGACCATGCAGCGCTGCAGCTCCTCGAACGGGAATACCGACGCCTTGTCGTCGACAAACTCGCACATGAAGAGGTTGCGGAAATCATCGGCGCTGTTTTCCTGTTTCAGTTGATCCAGATTAAACAGCGTGCATCCCCCGGCGAGCGCATCCTCGATGGTGACAATCTGCCGCCACTGTCCGTCCGGGCACAGCACGCCCCCGGCCAGCGCCTTATGACTGATATCGATGTCGACACGCTCGGCGGCGCTGCTGCGTCCCCGGTTAAACAGCTCGCCTGACCAGAACGGATAGGCGCCATGTGCCAGCGTCGAGGGGGTTGAAAAGTAGGTGGTGCGCAGGTGCGACTGTGACGCCATCCCCGAGGCGACTTTGCGCAGTTTCTGAAAGTTAGGGATCCAGAAGATTTCATCGACATACAGGTCGCCGTTATGACTCTGCGCTGTGTTGGAATTTGTCCCGAGAAAAATCAGCTCTGCGCCGTTGTTGCCGATGACAATCGGGTCGCCTGACAGGTCAACCTCGACCATGCGCGCAAAGGCGATGATGTACTTTCGGAACACGTAAGCCTGCGTCTTACTGGCCGACAAAAATATCTGGTTTTGCCCGGTTTTCAGGGCGCGCAGCAGTGACTCGCGGGCAAAGTAGAATGTTGCGCCAATCTGGCGCGATTTGAGGATGTGGCGAATACGGTGCGCGATACCGGCCTTGTGCCAGTTGAGCTGATACTCAAAGGACTGATCGAAGAAAATCTCTTCGAGCTTTTCGATAGCCTCATCGCTGAAAAAATTACGTTTTGGCTTGCGGCGGTCGCCTTTTTTGCGGCTGGCAATGTTGGGATTTAAATCTGCCTCGTTTCCGGTCTGGCCGTAGCGGCTGACACGCGCGAGCCGTTCCATCTGGCGTGACAGAAAATCAGCGACCTTGAAATCATGCGGCGTCAGGTCAGGCTTTGCATAAAGCTGAATCAGGCGCGCCTCGAGCGTGGATTCCACGCGGTTAAGCGGGGCGGTTTCCTCCCAGCCGTCACGTTGTTTCCAGCTCTGCACGGTCGGGCGCTTGACCTGCAGCGTGTCGGCGATTTGTGGCACGGAAAACCCCTGCCAGAACAGCAGGCGCGCCTGTCGTCGCGGGTCGTGCAAAAGGGAGAGGTCAGTTGAAATGGTCATGGTTGCCTCGTGTCAGTGAATACGGGGCAAGGCTAAGGAAATAGCGGGGCATTATCGCTAACCCCCTGTTGTGTCAGGGGGGACACGTCTGCAAGCGGTGGCTGATGCGGGGCGGAGTCGGGAAACTACACCCGAACCTAAAACCCAACATCAGGACACCTGAACAATGGCAAAGAAAGTTTCTAAATGGTTTCGCATCGGCGTCGAGGGTGACACCTGCGATGGCCGTGTCATCAACGGGGATGACATTCAGGACATGGCGGATACCTTTGACCCGCGCGTCTACGGTTGCCGCATTAACCTCGAACACATCAAAAGCCTCTGGCCTGACAGTCCGTTTAAACGCTATGGCGACGTGACCGAAGTGAAAGCGGAAATCATCAGTGATGACTCTGCGCTGAACGGCAAAAAAGCGCTGTTCGGCAAGATTGCACCGCTCGATGAACTGGTGAGCATGGTGCGTGCCGGTCAGAAGGTTTACACCTCCATGGAAATTCGCCCGAATTTCTCAAATACCGGTAAATGCTATCTGATTGGTCTCGCCGTGACCGATGACCCGGCAAGCCTCGGCACGGAATACCTCGAATTCTGCAGCCGTGCGGTGCAGAACCCGCTCGCCGGTAAAAAAGACCAGCCGGGCGACCTCTTCTCTGTGGCCTCCCTTGCTGAGCTGGAATTCGAGGATGTTCCCGAGACCATGCTCAACAGCCTGACCGACAAGGTCAAATCGATTTTCAGCCGCAAACAGGTCAGCGATGACGCCCGTCTTGCTGATGTGCATGAGGCGGTGACCGCCGTCTCTGAGCAGGTACAGACCAACCTGACCGCCACCGAAACGCGCGTCACTGAGCTGGAAACCGCCTTTGCACAGCTAAAGCAGGACGTGACCAGCCAGACCACGCAGAGCGCGCAGGCGCTTAACGCCCTGAAAAGCTCCCTCGATAACACTGAAAGCTATCGCCAGCCGCGCCGCGAGAAGTCGAAAGGCGGAACGGGCGACGAGCTGCTGACCAACTGCTGACAGACCTGCCGGGTGCGCGTCACCCGGCCTGATGCCCCTTTGTAGAAAAACAGGAATAACAATGCGTAAAGATACCCGCTTTAAATTCAATGCTTACCTGTCCCGCGTGGCGGAGCTGAACGGCGTCGACACCGATGACGTGGCGAAAAAATTCACCGTTGAGCCGTCCGTGACGCAGACCCTGATGACCACCCTGCAGGCGTCATCCGCGTTTCTGACCAAAATCAATATCGTGCCGGTCGACGAGCTGAAAGGCGAAAAAGTCGGGGTCGGCGTCAACGGTACGATTGCGAGCACCACGGACACCGCCGCCGATGACGAGCGTAAGACCGCTGATTTCACTGCGCTCGAATCCAACAAATACGAATGCGCACAAATCAACTTTGATTTCCATATTCGTTACAAACAGCTCGACCTGTGGGCGCGTTTCCAGGACTTTCAGACCCGTATCCGTGACGCGATTATCAAGCGTCAGTCGCTCGATTACATCATGGCCGGTTTCAACGGTATCACCCGCGCGGAGACATCCAACCGCAAAACGAACCCGATGCTGCAGGATGTCGCGGTGGGCTGGCTGCAGAAATACCGCAATGAAGCTGCCGCGCGTGTGATGTCGAAAGTCACTGATGATGACGGCAAGGTCATTTCCGATGTGATCCGCGTGGGTAAAAACGGTGACTATGAAAACCTCGATGCGCTGGTGATGGATTCGACCACCAACCTGATTGATGAGATTTATCAGGATGACCCGGAGCTCGTCGTTATCACTGGCCGTAAGCTGATGGCAGATAAATATTTCCCGCTGGTTAACAAGGCGCAGGAAAACAGCGAAACGCTGGCCGCTGACATCATCATCAGCCAGAAGCGTATCGGCAACCTGCCTGCTGTGCGTGTGCCGTACTTCCCGGCGAATGCCCTGATGGTGACGCGTCTCGATAACCTGTCGATTTACTTCATGGATGACGCACACCGCCGCGCCATCATCGAGGAGCCGAAGAAAGACCGCGTCGAAAACTACGAGTCGATGAATATTGACTATGTGGTCGAGGCTTACGCCGCCGGTTGCCTGATTGAAAACATCAATCTCGGTGACTTCACTGCACCTGCCGCACCGGAAAGCGGGGAATAAGCCATGACGAGTCCCGCAGCGCGTCACATGATGCGGGTCTCGGCCTCTGAAACTGCGCGGCGGGCTGCTGCTCCGCTGCGCAATGCAACTGCCTATGAGCAGATGCTCGTCAAGCTGGCCGCAGACTGTCGCACGTTAAAACAAATCCGCTCCAATGAACGCAAGGCAGACAAAAAGCGTGAGCTGCTGCCGTTCTATCTGCCGTGGGTGTCGGGTGTCCTCAGCGCCGGAAAAGGGGCGCAGGATGACATTGTCATGACCGTCATGCTGTGGCGTCTCGATGCGGATGATATCGCCGGTGCGCTGGAGATTGCCCGCTATGCGATGACCTATGGCCTGACCATGCCGACCGGCGGCCACCGGCGCACCACGCCGTATCTGCTGGCCGAAGAAGTCGCCCTGTCAGCGCAGCGCCTGCTCGATGCGAAACAGCCTGTCGGGCTGCTGCTCCTGCTCGACACCATTGCACTGACCGAACGGGCAGACATGCCGGATATCGTGCGCGCGAAGCTGCACAAAATTACCGGCTACGTGCTGCGTGAGGCTGGCCGCCTGACTGATGCGCTGGCGCACCTGCAGCGTGCGATCCAGTTAGAGCGAACTGTCGGTGTGAAAAAGGATATTGAACAGCTCGAGCGCGCGCTGAAACCCAAAGCAGAACCCGCACCAAAACAGAATAAACCGCGCACGCGCAAACCTGCCGCTAAACCGGCGGCACGGCGCGGGCGTCCCCCGAAAGCGGCAAAAGCCGCAGGTTAACTGAGCGCTCCCCGAGCCGGGCGGCACGCCGGTCAATGCGGGTATTGATTGCCCTGACTGCGACCGGCGTCCACCGCCCACCCATTATCCGAGGTTGTCATGACGACAGTGATTATTGAGCCAAAAAAAGAGCCGCAGGACGTGCCGGGCGTGGTCATTCCGCCACCGGAAGTGAGCGAGCCGGTAATAAAAAACACCTTCTTTTTCCCTGATGTGGATCCGAAGCGTGTGCGCGAGTTGATGCGTCTGGAGCAGACCGTTTCTGCGCTACGCCTGAATGATGCGATTAAAGCCGGTATGGCTGAAACCAATGCGGAGCTTGCTCTGTGGCGGGTTGAGCAGATGACCGCAGGGCATGACACGCTGGCTGATGTGCCTGCCGATGACATCGATGGCGAAAGCGTGCGCTGTTTCCACTATTTCCGCGCTGTCTGCGCCATGACCAGTGCCACGCTGTTTGAGCGTTATCGCGGCATCGATGCGACGGCGAAAGGCGACCGTAAGGCGGAAAGCACCGAGGCGGTTATCGATGAGCTGTGGCGGGACATGCGCTGGTCTGTGGCGCGTATTCAGGACAAGCCGCGCTGTATTGTCGGCCAAATCTGATGAAGGTCAGGGCTATGCAGGGCGACACCCTCGATGCGATTTGCGCCCGGTATTACGGGCGCACTGGGGGCGTCGTTGAAACGGTGCTGCAGGCGAATCCGGGGCTGTCGGAGCTGGGCGTTATTCTGCCGCACGGCACGGCAATAGAACTGCCCGAAACTGACAGCGCCCCGAAAACCGAGACGGTGAATTTATGGGACTGAGTGTGGAAAAAATCACGACGTTTATCGCTTACTGGCTGGCCGTGGGGCTGGCGTATTTCGGGGCGATGTCCCCTGAAAAGATGGCGCTCTATGTGGGGAGTGCCTGCGCCATTTTTACCGCGCTGACGAATTACTGGTTTAAGCGCAAAACCTACCGCTACCTGACCTCACTCGGACTCGATAAGGGGGCTGCCCGTGAGCTCAATCATTAAACGCTGCAGTGTGGCCGCCGTGCTGGCGCTGGCGGCACTGATGCCTGACTTTCGTCTGCTTAACACCTCGCCCGAGGGGCTGGCGCTGATTGCCGACCTCGAAGGATGTCGCCTGACACCTTACCAGTGCAACGCGGGAGTGTGGACGTCAGGTATCGGCCACACTGCCGGGGTGGTCCCGAAAGGGGATATCACAGAGCGACAGGCGGCGGAGAATCTCGTTGCCGATGTGCTCAACGTCGAGCAACGGCTCGCGGTCTGTGTGCCGGTGGATATGCCACCGCGCGTCTATGACTCGCTGGTCAGTTTTGCGTTTAACGTCGGAGCCGGTGCGGCCTGCCGGTCGACGCTGGTCTCGTTTATCAAACGTCACCAGTGGTGGCAGGCGTGCGACCAGCTCACCCGCTGGGTGTATGTCAATGGTACAAAAAATAAAGGGCTGGAGAACCGCCGCGCGCGGGAACGGGCTTACTGCGTAAAGGGGATGCAATGAAAGTGCTGATAATTCTGCTGGCCGGGTTGCTCGCCGCGGTGCTGTGGCTGCGCCACGATAACGCGAACTTATCCCGGTCATTTGAGAAAGCGAACCGCGTCGCAAGTGAGCAAAAGATGACGATTGGCATGCTGAAAAATCAGCTTGCCGTATCGCGGCGAATCGCCAGGGCGAATGAAGATGCGCAGGTCAGGCTCGGTGATGAGCTGGCCGTTGCCGGTGAGCAGGCGGCAAGGCGCGAAGAAACCATAACGAGGCTGATGAATGAAAACGAGACGTTACGCCGCTGGTACAGCGATAAGCTGCCTGATGCTGTGCGCCGGTTGCACATCCGAACAGGCTGCGCCTCCGCTGCCCGTTGTTTACAACGCCTGCCCGAAGGTGAGCCTCTGCCCGATGCCGGGAAGCGACCCCGTCAATAACGGTGATTTGAGTGTAGATATTCGCAGGCTTGAGCACGCGCTCACCGCCTGTGCGATTAAGGTCGAAACCATCAAAGACTGTCAGGATAAAATCGATGCAGAAAATGAAAAGCCTGCGCAAAGCGCTGAATGACGCCGTCCCGCAGCTTCTGAATAACCCCGAGATGATGCGTATCTTTGCCGATGAGGGGAATATCGATGCGCGTCTCGCTGCTTCGCTGTCCCATGAAAAGAAATACACGCTGAATGTGATCGTGTGTGATTTTGTAGGCGACCCCGACCTGATTTTTGTGCCGGTGGCTGCATGGCTGCGAGAAAATCAGCCGGATATCTGCACGCTCGATGAGGGGCGTAAAAAGGGCTATCGATTCCAGATGGATTTAAATGACGGGGATAATGTTGATATCAGTATCAGCCTGCAACTGACCGAGCGCGCTCTTGTCCGGGAAGAAAACGGCGCGCTACACGTCAGCTATGCCCCGGAGCCGCCACTGCCAGAGCCAGTCCCCCGTCCGACCGAACTCTATATCAATGGTGAGCTGGTGAGTAAATGGGATGAGTGAATTAACACCTTTTGACGACAAACTAGCGGGACTTATCGGGGCATTGTCACCGGCTTCGCGACGTAAGCTGGCCGCAGAGATTGCGAAGGAACTGCGCAAATCGCAACAGCAACGCATAAAACAGCAAAAAGCGCCTGATGGCACGCCGTATCAGGCGCGAAAGCCACAGCCGCTCAGGGCAAAAAGAGGTCGAATAAAACGGACGATGTTTCAGAAGCTGAGAACAAGCCGCTACATGAAAGCCAGTGGCCGTAATGATGCTGCTGTGGTGGAGTTTACCGGGAAGGTGCAACGTATCGCGCGGATTCATCAGTACGGACTTAAAGACCGACCAAACCAACACGCACATGAGGTACAGTATGCAGAACGGCAATTGATTGGGTTAAGCCCAGTGGATAAAAATATTATTTATGAGATGGCTATAAAACAGCTGAGCTAATTTTAAAGTGATGTGAGTGTTAAGAAGTACCTAGAGGCGCAATTGAGCCTCTAGGAGCATTTAAAATTCATCATTAACATCAACAAAAGGTTTTAGTTTTGATGTGACGAATTGATTTGGTTTCCAGCCTGCGCTAAGTCTGTCTAATAAAAATGTATCTAGTGCGGATATGGCAAGTCCGCTCGCTGGGCTAATGATTCCTGCACCAGTACTTACAATGTAACGTAAGGCCTTCCCATAACTACTTCCCATCCATCCTGTTTTCGAAATATCATCAACATAGTTCGATAGAAGATTTTTATCTGGGGATTTGTTTTTTAGCCAGTTTTTAAATTTATTAGCTTTTGAAAGTAACTCTAAAAATTCCTCAAAGGAACGTTCTTTTTTATTTATGATTGAGGATATATTTGGGCAATCCTTCAAAATCACCTCATTGAAGGTTTCTAGTTCTTTACGGTTTGCGTTAGTTCTGGTGAGTAGTTGTTTATTTTTGAACTGAATGATCTTTGAGTCTGTCGCTGATGTATAGAAATCGCCACCGTAGTGAGCAGCTAAAATAAGTCCGTATGAAGCGCTAAGGATTCCCGCTGCAATGCTTGCAGGGGTTGTTTCACCAATGTCAGAGAATTTATTAGCATTATAGTTGTTTATTTTTTCAAAATTAATATTTGTCGAGATTTGGAAGGTTTCTCTGGTTGGGAATGTTTTATAAAAGAGGTCGCTCGTAATTTCCTCTTTAGGTAATAAATCTTCCAAGATAATGAGTGCGGCCGATGAAACGAAATCACTATCATTTAAATCACTACGTGCAGCTGATATTATACCGCCTTTAATGAAGTAGTCGCTGGAGAGTTTCTTTAACGTTACGCATCTTTTGAATCTTTCGACAAAATTGTCAGATTCAACTTTGCTATAACCTTGGCGTGAAATCATGTTTGCCAATCTTTTTTTCCAGCTTTTTAATTCCCCATCTGTTTCACTTCCGGCAAAGTAAGCGCTTATTAATGCGTACTCTTTTCCATGGTACGTGTCTTGGCCATACACACCTACGAACTCCTCAATGAAAGTAGTTTTTATACCAGGGAGTGTTAATAACTTGATTACATTATGGCTCCCTATTTCTCTAATGATGCCGAGGAGGGTTGATGTGTCCATTACAACGTGAACATTTTGATAGAAAATTAATGCTTCAGCAATTTCGCCAATCGTCAATGTTGGGCCATCTATTGAGCGTTTTAATACTATCGAATCAAACATTAAAGATCTCTCAGTCAATTTTTTCTTGAATATAACATTTTAAACATATGCATTCCTACCGCAAAAGCGGAAGTTGATAATTCGCGCTAGCTCACAATAGCATCATTGCTCTGATGTGCTTTCATCAATGATAGATAGTATTAGGGTATGTTGTCTTAGCTCTCATCAAACTCCATTTTGTTGCTGGATTCTCTGCCCCTCGGCATCCTTTATCTATGAATACTTTAAATTCCATTCAGGATATCGCCCGCGCGATCCGAAACCTTATCCGCACCGGCATTGTGACCGCAGTCAATCCCGATGAGGGGCTCTGTCGTGTCCAGACCGGCGGGATGCAAACCACCTGGTTAAACTGGCTGACCTGCCGCGCCGGTCGCTCGCGTGTCTGGTGGGCTCCCTCGGTTGGCGAGCAGGTGCTTATTCTTGCCATTGGTGGCGAGCTCGATACCGCCTTTGTGCTGCCCGGTATTTTCTCTGATGACCATCCTGCGCCGTCGACCTCGCCTGATGCCTTTCACGTTTCCTTTCCTGACGGGGCGGTTATTGAGTACGAACCCGAGAGCGGGGCGCTCACGGTGAGCGGTATTAAAACCGCTGACGTTACCGCGTCGGACGCCATTACCGCAACGGTGCCGCTGGTACTGGTCAAAGCGTCCACCCGCATCACGCTCGATACCCCCGAGGTGGTCTGCACCAACAAACTGACCACGGCCACGCTTGAGGTGCAAAAGGGCGGGAAGATGAGCGGCAACATCGAGCATGACGGCGGTACGTTCAAATCAAACGGCGTGCAGGTGGATGACCACGGCCACGGCGGCGTTAAAGGCGGGGATGACTGGACGCAGGGGACAAAATGACGGCGCGCTATCTGGGTATGAACAGCCAGACCGGACTCAGTATTTCTGAGGTTGAGCATATCAGGCAGAGTGTGCGCGACATTCTGGTCACGCCGGTGGGCTCGCGCGTCATGCGCCGTGATTACGGCTCGCTGCTGTCGGCGCTTATTGACCAGCCGCAGACCCCGGCGCTACGCCTGCAGATTATGGCCGCGTGTTATTCCGCGATCCAGAAGTGGGAGCCACGCGTCAGCCTGACGACCATCACCTTTGAACGCGGGGAGAATGACGGCGCGATGTATGTCGATATCACCGGCACGCGGTCGACGTCAGGCCAGCCTTTTTCTATCACCATTCCACTGAGTTAAACACTATGGCTATTGTTGACCTGAGCCTGCTCGCTGCGCCTGATGTGGTGGATGAGCTGGACTATGAAACCATTCTGGCAGAGCGAAAGGCGACGCTTGTCTCACTGTACCCGGAGGAACAGCAGGAGGCGGTTGCGCGCACGCTGACGCTTGAATCTGAGCCGATTGTTAAGCTGCTGCAGGAGAATGCTTACCGGGAGGTTATCTGGCGTCAGCGCGTGAATGAATCGGCGCGCGCGGTCATGCTGGCGTATGCCGCCGGTAAAGACCTCGATAATATCGGCGCAAATTTCAGTGTCGGGCGTCTTGTTATCACCCCTGCCGATGAGACCACGCTGCCGCCCACACCTGCCGTCATGGAGTCGGACACCGATTACCGTCTGCGTATTCAGCAGGCATTTGAAGGAATGAGCGTGGCCGGGTCTGTCGGCGCTTATCAGTTTCATGGCCGCAGCGCTGACGGGCGGGTCGCAGATATCTCAGTGACCAGCCCGTCACCCGCCTGTGTGACGATTTCTGTGTTGTCGCGTGAAAACAACGGCGTCGCCTCTGATGAGCTGCTCGCCGTTGTCCGTAATGCGCTTAACGCCGAAGATGTCAGACCGGTCGCAGACCGTGTGACGGTGCAGTCAGCCGACATTGTTGACTACCAGATATCCGCCTCGCTTTATCTCTATCCCGGTCCAGAAAGCGAACCCATTCGCGCCGCTGCCGTGAAAAAGCTGGAGGGCTATATCAGTGCGCAGCATCGTCTCGGGCGTGACATTCGCCTGTCTGCCATTTATGCCGCGCTGCATGTCGAGGGTGTCCAGCGTGTGGAACTGGCCGCGCCGGTGGCTGACCTCGTGCTCAGCAGTGCGCAGGCGTCATTTTGCACTGATTACAGCATTGTGATCGGGGGCTCGGATGAGTGATACCCGTCTGCTGCCGGTGGGCTCGTCACCGCTTGAGGTGGCGGCGGCGCGTGCCTGCGCGGATATAGAAAACACCCCCGTCCCGCTGCGTCGTCTGTGGAGTCCTGACACCTGCCCGGCTAATTTGCTGCCGTGGCTGGCGTGGGCGTTTTCTGTCGACCGCTGGGATGAGAACTGGCCGGAGGAAACGAAGCGCGCCGTCATCCGTGATGCGTACTTTATTCACTGCCACAAAGGGACGATAGGCGCTGTTCGTCGGGTGGTGGAGCCGCTCGGCTATGTCATCAACGTCACGGAGTGGTGGGAGACCAGCGACCCGCCCGGCACATTCCGGCTTGATATCGGTGTGCTGGAAAGCGGTATTTCTGAGGAAATGTATTTTGAAATGGAGCGCCTGATTGCGGATGCGAAGCCCGCCAGCCGTCACCTGATTGGTCTGAATATTATTCAGGACATTCCCGGTCATATGTATGTCGGTGGTGTGGTGTATGACGGCGACATTATTACGGTTTATCCCGGGTGAGTGAGGAATAATGAGCACGAAATTTAAAACAATCATTACCACTGCCGGAGCTGCAAAACTGGCGGCGGCGACGGTGCCGGGTGGTAAAAAAGTGAACCTTACCGCGATGGCCGTCGGTGATGGCGGCGACGCACTGCCGGAGCCGAACGTCGGGCAGGTAAAACTCATCAATGAAGTCTGGCGTCATGCGCTGAATAAAATCAGCCAGGACAACAAAAATAAAAACTATATCGTGGCTGAGCTGGTCATTCCTCCCGAGGTGGGCGGCTTCTGGATGCGTGAGCTGGGTCTGTATGATGACGCAGGCACGCTGATAGCCGTTGCCAATATGGCGGAGAGCTACAAGCCGGAGCTGGCGGAGGGCTCGGGGCGTGCGCAGACCTGTCGCATGGTGATTATTGTCAGCAGTATCGCCTCGGTGGAGCTGTCCATTGACGCGACAACGGTCATGGCGACGCAGGATTATGTCGACGACAAACTGGCAGAGCATGAGCAGTCCCGCAGGCATCCTGACGCCACGCTGAAAGAAAAAGGCTTTGTACAACTCAGCAATGCGACCGACAGCACGTCTGAGAGTCTCGCAGCGACGCCGAAAGCGGTTAAGGCGGTGTATGACCTTGCCAGTGGTAAATATACGGCTCAGGACGCGAGCACAGCGCAGAAAGGTCTGGTGAAACTCAGCAGTGCCACCGACAGCACGTCTGAGGCGCTCGCCGCAACGCCGAAAGCGGTTAAGGCGGTGAATGATAATGCGAATGGTCGCGTCCCGTCTGAGCGAAACGTTAACGGACACCCGCTGACGGGCGATATCAGCGTCACTTCACAGGATATTTTTGACGGTCAGTGTACCGAGCTTGGTGCTGACCAGAATCTGGATAATTACCAGACGCCGGGTCTGTATCACCAGACAATGAATGCGAATACCAGTGCAGCACTGAATTACCCGGAGAATAGAGCGGGCTCCCTGATGGTACTTAAAAGTGCCGGAGTGACTCAGGTTTATCGCGTGTATGGCAGTTCACGAAGCTACTCACGCAGCAAGTATTCCACGCAGCGGTGGACGATGTGGACACCCGATGATGCTTTTCCTGTTGGGGCGCCGATTCCGTGGCCGTCTGATACACCCCCGGCAGGGTATGGATTAATGCAGGGACAGGCTTTTGATAAATCAGTCTATCCGTTGCTTGCAGTGGCGTATCCCTCCGGGGTGATTCCTGATATGCGCGGTCAGACCATCAAAGGCAAACCAGCCAGCGGTCGTGCAGTTTTATCACTGGAGCAGGATGGTATTAAGTCGCATGGGCACTCAGCATCATCTGCAAATACAGATCTCGGTACGAAGGCCGCGACTGCATTTGATTACGGGACAAAAACAACCAGTTCATTTGACTACGGTACAAAAACAACGAATACCACAGGGGCGCATGCTCATACATACACAGCCCCAACGTCAACGACTGTTAAAGATGGCGACCGGAACCAGGCATTGGCAGGTACGGGAACCCTGAATACAGGCACCTCTGGCAACCATGCCCATACAGTCGGTATCGGTGCTCATACTCATACAGTTGGCATCGGCGCTCACACCCATAATGTTGTTTTGGGCGCACACAACCACGCAATTACGGTCAATGCTGAGGGCAATGCAGAAAACACCGTAAAAAACACCGCATTTAATTATTTAGTGAGGCTTGCATAATGGCTTTTAAAATGACCAGCACCAACCGGGTTATTACGATTTACAACCTGTCATCGGCCACGAATGAGTTTATCGGTAAAGGGGATGGCTTTATTCCGGCTAATACAGGCCTGCCTGCATACAGCACCGATATTGCGCCCCCAAAAGTGACGGCGGGTTTTGTGGCTGTTTTTGATGCACAGGCCAGCAAGTGGTCGCAGACTGAAGACCATCGCGGGACAACTGTCTACGACATCGAGACAGGCCAGCCTGTTGTTATTGAAAAGCTGGGCGCTCTGCCTGATAACGTTGTGTCGGTTGCTCCTGACGGGGAGTATGTAAAATGGGATGGCGCTAAGTGGATCCACGATGCCGAAGCGGAAAAAACATTTCGTCAGGGGCTGGCGGCGCAGGAAAAAGCAAACCTGCTGATGATTGCAACATCGGCTATTGCCCCCCTGCAGGATGCCGTTGATCTGGATATGGCAACGGAAGACGAAGCGACCGCGCTTAATGAATGGAAAAAATATCGGGTCATGCTCAACAGGGTCAAACCCGAAGATGCACCCGATATCACATGGCCGGAACTGCCCGCATAACCGGTATCACTCAGGCGGGCGGTTGCCCGCGCTTTCCTGCTCCCCGGTTGTGTCAGACCGTATCCAACCCTGACAAATAGCCCGCCACCACCACACAACAGAAAATACACTCACCCTTAACCACGGAGTTAAACGGATGAGTGATTTTCATCATGGCGTAGAGGTCATCGAGATTAACGATGGCGTGCGCACCATTTCCACCGTCTCAACGGCCATCATCGGCATGGTCTGCACGGCCAGCGATGCTGACGAAAAGACATTTCCCCTCAATGAGCCGGTGCTCATTACCAACGTGCAAAGCGCTATCGGTAAGGCGGGCAAAAAGGGGACGCTGTCGACATCCCTGCAGGCCATCGCTGACCAGTGCAAACCGGTCATTGTGGCCGTGCGCGTGGCCGAAGGCGCAGAAGACCCGGATGATCCGGAGGCCGGGAAGAAACAAACCATTTCCAACATCATCGGCACGACTGACGAAAATGGCAAATACACCGGCCTGAAAGCGCTGCTGACGGCGCAGACCGTCACCGGCGTGAAACCACGCATTCTCGGCGTGCCGGGGCTGGACTCACAGGAAGTGGCGACGGCGCTCGCGTCCACCTGCCAGAGCCTGCGCGCCTTTGGTTATGTCAGTGCGTGGGGCTGCAAAACCATTTCTGATGCCATTAACTACCGCGAGAATTTCAGCCAGCGTGAGCTGATGGTTATCTTCCCGGATTTTCTGGCATGGGACACAACGGCGAATGAGACTGCGACAGCCTGGGCAACGGCGCGCGCGCTCGGTCTGCGTGCCAGAATTGACCAGACCGTCGGCTGGCATAAAACCCTGTCAAACGTCGGCGTGAATGGCGTCACCGGCGTCAGCGCCTCGGTGTCGTGGGATTTGCAGGAGCCCGCGACCGACGCCAACCTGCTTAACAAAGCCGGTGTTACGACGCTTATCCGCAATGACGGTTTCAAGTTTTGGGGAAACCGCACCTGCTCAGATGACCCGCTTTTCCTGTATGAGAACTACACCCGCACCGCGCAGGTACTGGCCGACACAATGGCGGAGGCGCATGCCTGGGCGATGGATAAACCCATTACCCCGACCCTCATTCGCGACATCGTATCGGGTATCAATGCCAAATTCCGCGAGCTGAAAAATAACGGGTATATCGTTGACGGCTCCTGTTGGTATGACCCGGAGTCAAACGAGACGGCGACCCTGAAAGTCGGGAAACTGTATATCGATTATGACTACACCCCCGTCCCGCCGCTGGAGAACCTGACCCTGCGCCAGCGCATCACCGATACCTATCTGGCGAATCTGTCGGACTCGGTCAACAGCTAAGGAGCTCAGAGCATGGCGTTACCCCGCAAACTTAAATATCTGAATATGTTCAACGATGGCCTCAGCCACATGGGCGTCGTTGAGTCCGTCACCCTGCCAAAGCTGACCCGCAAGCTGGAGAAATATCGCGGTGGCGGGATGCCGGGCGCGGTGTCAATTGACCTCGGCCTCGATGACGACGCGCTGTCGCTGGAGTGGACGCTCGGTGGTCTGCCCGACGTTGAGCTGTGGGCGCAGTATGCCTCGCCGGGGGCTGACAGTGTGCCGCTGCGCTTTACCGGCTCTTTCCAGCGTGATGACACCGGCGCGATTTCTGCCGTCGAGGTGGTGATGCGTGGCCGTCACAAAGAATATGACGGCGGTGAGAACAAGCAGGGCGAAAGCGGCACGACCAAAATGTCGACCGAGTGCGCCTATTACCAGCTCACGATTGATGGCCGCGAAGTCATCGAGATTGACGTCGTTAACATGGTGCTGAAAGTCGACGGCGTCGACCGTCTGGCGGAACACCGCAGGGCGATTGGCCTGTAATCCCTTACCCGGTCAGTGAGGCTGGCCGGTCACTTTTCCTGATGAGAATACCCATGAAAAATATCAATGAAACTGCCGTTGCTGATACTGAAACCGTCAATCCGAATGTGGTGATTTTTGATACCCCGCTGATGCGCGGTGAGCAGAAAATTGAACAGGTCACGCTGACCAAACCGAATGCCGGAACCCTGCGCGGGGTGTCGCTGGCCTCGCTGGCGAATTCCGACGTTGATGCGCTGATTAAGGTGCTGCCGCGTATGACGTATCCCGCCCTGACCGAGCACGAGGTCACGCGTCTCGATGCCTCTGACCTGATTTCGCTGGCCGGTAAGGTGGTCGGTTTTTTGTCGCCTGCTTCGGGTCGCTGACCTTTCCGAAAAACCTGTCGGTCGATGACCTGATGGCGGATATCGCGGTGATTTTCCACTGGCCGCCATCAGAGTTATATTCCCTGAGCGTGACCGAGCTCCTGACATGGCGCGACAAGGCGCTGCAACGAAGCGGAAACCATCATGAGCAATAACGTCAGAATCGAGGTGCTGCTGAATGCCGTCGACCGGGCAAGCCGACCGCTCAAAGCGATTCAGAACGCCAGTAAATCCCTGTCCGGTGATATCCGCACGTCACAGAAAAGCCTGCGCGAGCTGAATGCGCAGGCATCCCGTATCGACGGATTCCGAAAAGCCAGCGCACAGCTTGCCGTGACCGGTCACGCGCTTGATAAAGCGAAACAGGAGGCCGAAGCGCTCGCCACGCAGTTTAAAAATACGGAGCGCCCGACGCGCGCACAGGCGCAGGTACTTGAATCCGCGAAGCGTGCCGCCGAAGGGCTGCAGACGAAATACAACAGCCTCACGGAGTCCATAAAGCGCCAGCAGCGCGAGCTCGGTGCTGCGGGGATTAATACCCGTAATCTGGCAAATGATGAGCGGGGGCTTAAATCCCGTATCAGTGAAACCACCGCCCAGCTCAACCGTCAGCGCGAGGCACTGGCGAAAGTCAGCGCACAGCAGGCGAAGTTAAGCCGGGTGAAAGAACGTTATCAGGCCGGTAAATCACTGGCCGGTAACGCGGCGGCGGGCGCTGCCGGTGTCGGTATTGCGACGGCGGGAACGATGGCCGGGGTTAAACTGCTGACGCCGGGCTATGAGTTTGCGCAGAAGAACTCAGAGCTGCAGGCGGTGCTCGGTGTCGACAAACAGTCACCCGAAATGCAGGCGCTGCGCAAACAGGCGCGCCAGCTCGGGGACAATACGGCGGCCTCTGCCGATGATGCGGCGGGGGCGCAGATTATTATCGCCAAAAGTGGCGGGGATGCGGCGGCCATTCAGGCGGCGACGCCGGTCACGCTGAATATGGCGCTGTCCAACAGGCGCACGATGGAAGAGAACGCCGCGCTGCTGACCGGGATGAAATCAGCGTTTCAGCTTTCAAACGACAAGGTCGCGCATATTGGCGATGTTCTCTCGATGACGATGAACAAAACCGCCGCCGATTTTGACGGGATGAGCGATGCGCTGACTTATGCCGCGCCGGTGGCGAAAAATGCCGGGGTGAGTATCGAGGAAACCGCCGCGATGGTGGGGGCGCTGCACGACTCCAGAATCACCGGCTCGATGGCGGGAACGGGAAGCCGTGCGGTCATGAGTCGCCTGCAGGCACCGACCGGCAAAGCCTACGACGCCATCAAAGAGCTCGGGGTCAAAACCTCCGACAGCAAGGGCAACACGCGCCCGATATTTTCCATCCTGAAAGAAATGCAGCGCAGTTTTGAGAAAAATAATCTCGGAACCGGCCAGAAAGCCGAATACATGAAAACCATTTTCGGGGAGGAGGCCAGCTCAGCGGCCGCCGTGCTGATGACGGCGGCCTCAACCGGCAAGCTCGATAATCTCACCGCCGCGTTTAAAGCCTCGGACGGCAAGACTGAGGAGCTGGTTAAGGTTATGCAGGATAACCTCGGCGGCGACTTCAAAGAATTTCAGTCAGCCTATGAGGCGGTCGGGACTGACCTGTTTGACCAGCAGGAGGGCTCACTGCGTAAGCTGACGCAGACGGCCACGCAGTATGTGCTCAGGCTTGACGGCTGGCTCCAGAAAAATAAGGGGCTGGCGACCACCCTCGGCGTGGTCGCCGGGGGCGCGCTGGCGCTGATCGGGGTGATGGGCGGGATTGGCCTTATCGCATGGCCGGTGGTGATGGGGATTAATGCCATCATTGCGGCGGCTGGCGTGCTCGGTGTGGTTTTCAGTACGGTCGGCGGCGCGATTGTCACGGCCATTGGCGCAATCAGTCTGCCGGTACTGGCGGTTGCCGGGGCGGTGGTGGCCAGTGCGCTGCTCATCCGTAAATACTGGGAGCCGATTGGCGCATTCTTCTCGGGTGTGGTGGAGGGGCTAAAAGCCGCCTTTGCCCCGGTGGGGGAAATGTTTACCCCGCTTGCGCCGGTGTTTGATGCCATTGCGGAAAAGCTGGGTGTTGTCTGCCAGTGGTTTAAAGACCTGCTTGCACCGGTGAAAGCCACGCAGGACACGCTCGACAGTTGCAAAAATGTCGGCGTGGCGTTTGGTCAGGCGCTGGCTGATGCGCTGATTACGCCGCTCAACCTGTTTAACAGCCTGAGCGGCAAGGTTGACTGGCTGCTGGAGAAACTCGGCGTTATCAAAAAAGAATCGACCGACCTCGACCAGACTGCAGCCAACGCGGATAAGGCTTCACCGGGTGGCGGGTATATCCCTGCGACAGCGAGTTATGGTGGGTATCAGGCGTATCAGCCGGTCACTGCGCCTGCAGGTCGCTCTTATATCGACCAGAGCAAAAGCGAATACAACATCACCCTGCAGGGTGGCGTTGCGCCGGGTGGTGACCTTGACCGCCAGCTCCGCGACGCCGTCGACAAACTTGACCGTGAAAAGCGCGCGCGTCAGCGATCCAACATGAGACTCGACTGAGAGAGGGGGCAAAATGTTAATGGTGCTGGGCTTTTTTGTGTTTGAACGGCGCACCCTGCCGCATCAGTCGATGCAGTATTCGAAGGACTACCGGTGGGTGTCCAATGACCGTATCGGCAAACGACCGGCTTATCAGTTTCTCGGGGAGGGGGAAACCTCGCGCACCCTGTCGGGGACGCTTTACCCTGAAATCACCGGCGGGCGTCTGTCGTTGCAGGCGATTGAGCTGATGGCCGACGAGGGGCGTGCGTGGCCACTGATTGACGGAACCGGCATGATCCACGGGATGTACGTTATCGATAAAGTGACTCATAACCACACCGAGCTTTTCAGCGACGGTGCAGCGAGAAAAATCGAGTTCACTCTGTCCCTGAAACGCGTCGACGAGTCGCTCGCGGCCATGTATGGCGACCTGAAAACGCAGGCGGATAATCTGGTCACGTCTGCCGGTGAATGGGCGGGAGGGCTGGCAGGATGATAACGGGAATGAATATTCAGGCCGGGGCGCGTGTTGCCCCTGCGTATATGCTCACGCTGGACGGGGAGGATATCACGCAGAATTTCAGCGACCGGCTTATCGGTCTGACCATGACCGACAATCGCGGATTCGAGGCTGACCAGCTCGATATCGCGCTCGATGATACCGACGGGCTGGTTGAGCTGCCGCCGCGCGGGGCATCACTGACGCTGTGGCTGGGCTGGCAGGGCTCCGCACTGATCAACAAGGGGAGTTTCACGGTCGATGAAATCGAGCATCGGGGTGCGCCTGATACACTGACCATCCGGGGACGTAGCGCCGATTTTCGCGGCTCGCTAAACTCGCGGCGCGAGCAGTCATGGCACGACACCACGCTCGGGGTGATTGTGGAGACCATCGCGCAGCGTAATAAGCTGACGGCCAGTGTTGCTGACGCCCTGAAAGCCATTGCCATTCCCCATATCGATCAGACGCAGGAATCCGACGCGGCGTTTTTGTCCCGACTTGCTGAGCGTAACGGTGCATCCGTGTCGGTGAAAGCCGGGAAATTATTATTCCTTAAAGCCGGTAGTGCGATGACGGCCAGTGGTAAGCCGATCCCTCAAATGACCGTCGAGCGTGGCGACGGCGACCGCCATCAGTTCGCCATTGCAGACCGGGAGGTTTACACCGGCGTGACGGCGAAATGGCTACATACCAGAGACCCGAAACCACAAAAGCAAAAGGTGAAGCTCAAACGTAAACCCAAAGAGCAGCACCTGCGCGCGCTGCAGCACCCGAAAGCTACCAAAACATCAGCAAAGGCTAAGAAGAAAAAAGAGCAGGAAGCGCGGGAAGGTGAGTATATGGCCGGAGAGTCGGACAACGTTCTTGAGCTCACGACCATCTATGCCACAAATGCGCAGGCCATGCGCGCGGCTCAGGCAAAGTGGGACAAGATACAGCGGGGCGTGGCGGAGTTTTCCATTACGCTTGCCACTGGCCGGGCTGATTTATTTCCCGAAACGCCGGTGGCCGTGAAAGGCTTTAAGCGCGTGATAGACGAGCAGGCATGGATAATCAGCCGTGTGGTGCACAGCCTTAACGGGAGCGGCTTCACGACGGGCTTAGAGCTTGAGGTTAAGGTTTCTGATGTGGAGTATGAGAGCGAAGAAATAGCGCAGTAATTTACTATATGTATTTGTTTTATAAGGTTAAAATGAGTAAAATTACTGTATTGAAAACGCTCAGAGGTGCTCATCATGTTTCACTGCCCGAAATGCCATTACGCCGCCCATGCCCGCACGAGTCGCTATTTTTCTGACACCACAAAAGAGCGGTATCATCAGTGCACAAACATCAACTGCAGTTGTACTTTTGTCACGACTGAAACCGTTGAGCGTTTCATCGTTTCGCCGGGGGAAGTCGTACCGGCTCCACCGCACCCGACGATGACCGGTCAGCATCAAATGCCCTGGCTGTGAGCCAAAAGAAAAGCCCCGCAATTGCGGGGCTTTTTGTATCGATGTGGTCAATGTGTGGACATTGGAAGAAATAAATCCCTTTATTTCAGTGAATTACAGACAAAAAATAAGCCTGCGTAAGGGAGATTACACAGGCTAAGGAGGTGGTTCCTGGTACAGCTAGCATTTTATGGGTTATGTTTTTCAGCGAAACGGATGATAACCTTAATAAATGCAGCTGTATGTGATCGGTTTCTAAGAATTTTCCATCCGGGAAAAATAATCGAAATTAATCACTTACCGTGGGGATTACGCGTGGTTTCCCCGGAGAAATTACGCATCAGCAGCGCGTAATTGAGCTCAAGATCCTGCGGGACCGGGAGCCACACAGTATAACCATCGCCTGGTGCTATCGGCATAGCTTCGCCTTTGGCGTTTTCCATGTGCTCAAGGGTAAAATTAATGTTGCCTTGCGGCGTCATCAGCTCAAGGCTGTCGCCAACGGAGAATTTATTTTTCACCGCTACCGCCGCGAGGTCCCCCTTGCGCTCACCGGTAAACTCACCAACAAACTGCTGGCGGTCAGAAACCGAATAACCGTATTCGTAGTTCTGATAATCGTCGTGAGTATGACGACGCAGGAAACCTTCGGTATAGCCACGATGCGCCAGACCTTCCAGAGTTTCCAGCAGGCTGGTATCGAACGGTTTGCCCGCAGCGGCATCATCGATAGCTTTACGATAAACCTGTGCGGTGCGTGCGCAATAGTAGAAAGATTTAGTACGGCCTTCGATCTTCAGCGAATGCACGCCCATTTTGGTCAGGCGTTCTACATGGGCGATGGCGCGCAGATCTTTCGAGTTCATGATGTAAGTGCCGTGCTCATCTTCAAACGCGGTCATATACTCGCCCGGACGCTGGGCCTCTTCGATCATAAACACTTTGTCGGTTGGTGCGCCGATACCCAGCGTCGGCTCAACATTTTGCACCGGAATCGGCTCGTACTTGTGTACGATGTTGCCAACATCATCTTCTTTCCCTTCCTGGACGTTGTACTCCCAGCGGCAGGCGTTGGTGCAGGTGCCCTGGTTCGGGTCGCGCTTGTTGATATAGCCAGAGAGCAGGCAGCGACCGGAGTAGGCCATGCACAGCGCGCCGTGAACGAAGATCTCGATCTCCATATCCGGCACCTGATTGCGGATCTCTTCAATCTCTTCCAGCGACAGCTCGCGAGAGAGGATCACGCGGGTCAGGCCCATTTGCTGCCAGAATTTCACCGTCGCCCAGTTCACGGCGTTAGCCTGCACCGAAAGGTGGATCGGCATTTCAGGGAAGTGCTCACGCACCAGCATAATCAGCCCTGGATCGGACATAATCAGCGCATCCGGCCCCATTTCCACCACCGGTTTCAGGTCACGGATAAAGGTTTTCAGCTTGGCGTTGTGCGGTGCAATGTTGACCACGACATAAAACTTTTTCCCCAGCGCGTGGGCTTCATTGATGCCGAGCTGAAGATTTTCGTGGTTGAATTCGTTGTTGCGCACACGCAGGGAATAACGCGGCTGGCCCGCATAAACAGCATCTGCGCCATAAGCGAAAGCGTAACGCATATTTTTCAGCGTTCCCGCCGGGGAAAGGAGTTCCGGTTTAAACAT